AATTATACTTCCTTCTTGTAAAGTAACATAATCTTTTATATTTCCTTTTATCTTAAATGCTTCTTCTCTAACTCCACGAGCAGCTTCCTTACTAATATTAAAGCTTTTAGCTATGTCTGTTACCTGCTTATCAGCTTCAAACATAGCTCCAATAAAGAATTGAATAGCTTTAACAGCGGCTGTTATAAGAGCTAAAGGAACCAAAGCTGAAGTTAAGGATGGGCCTATAGCTCCAATACCTTTTTTTAACACTGAAAATTTAGTAGATGTAGATTTAGCTGCTTCTTCTTGAGCAGCAGCTAGCCCTTTTTCAGCATTTATTAGATTTCCTAGTATTGGTATTTTAGTTAATCCTTTTAATGTACCGCCTGTAATGTTTAATTTTTTATCAGCTTGTTTTGATAATTGTATTTGATTTTCAAGCTGTTCATTAAATCCTTGTAAAGTACTATTATTTTCTTTTATTTGAGCTCCTATCTCTTGAGAAGCACTTAATGATTTTTGATAAGCATCAAAATCTTCTTGGCTTCTATTTCTAACCCTATATAATCTTCTAGTTTCTTCGTCAGTTAATTTTTTTGATAATTCTAAATCAGCTAATTTTTCTTTAGATTTTTTTCTTATATTTTCTAATTCTTTAGTTGATAAACGACTAATATTTGCTTGGTGGCTTTGAAGTTGAGAGGCTAAACTTTCTAATCCTTTAAATGAAGTTTTAGCTCTATTTATTCCACTATTAAATCCTTTGATATCATCAACAATTCTAGCAAATGCTTCTCTAGTTCCTTCAACATCATTTAAAAGAAGTTTAAACTCTCGTTCTAAGCGAACTAATTCATTTAAAGCATTCCCATTATTAGTAGCAAATTGAGCTGCATTTTGAGCCGCTGAATCAGTTAAACCATCTATTTTTTTATATAGATCAACTAATTGTTGGAGTTGTTGAGGAGTTAATTGAGGATTTGTAGCCATAGATCTATTATATACAATAAATATAAAAAAACATAACTTTTAATATTTGGGAGCTCTATTGGCTAATTTACCTTTAAAATGGTCTGGTAGTTGAATTTTACCATCACGAATAGCTTTAGTTTGAGATGCTAAATCACCATCCTCATCCCCATTCTTTTCAATGTAATATTCTTTCATCTTATGGAAAGTAAACTTGCGAAGCCAAATAGGCATGTTATAGACTGTTTCCCAGTCATAACCGCCTTGGCCATGAAAAACTATCTCATGTATTTGAGTAAAAAGATTAACTCTAGATTCTTTGGCTATCTCAGAGGTCAGGCCAAAAAAAGTTAAGTCCAATTGGAAGATTAGCTTTTGAGTCACTCCCGTCAGGAAAAAAGGTCAGATCAACGTCTGGCTGCACCTCCCTTACATACTCCCTAAATGCTCTGGAGTCACGAGCTAAAAAATGATTATCAACAAATTCTCTAATAGTTTTAAAATCAGTATTACCTTCAATAGAGGTAATCATATACTTTAAACGAGTTGATAATTCAGGTGAATTATTTTTATTAATTTTCTTTAAACCTTCTAATTCAGCGCTGATTTTTTTCTCGTCATTGTTGGTTAAAAGTTTAAAGGTAATTCTAGTACCTGTTGAAGGTAATGTATAATCAAATTCATTTTTGCCTTTAACAAATAAAGATTCATCAAGAGGTTTATTTTCTATAGTTGATAAGTCAACTATTTGTTCTTCTCCACCATATGTAAACTTATAATCTTTACCATAACCTAAAATACGAGCAGCTACTAATAAAGCATTTTTATCACCTACAATCATATCATCATACTTCACATCAGGTGTTACAATAAGAGATTTAATTAATTCATCTAATACTATTCCTTTTTGAATATAAGATTGGTTTGTTAGAATATCTTCTTCTTTAGCAGTCATATATTTCATTTCAACTTTACCGCTTGATAGAGGATTTGTTTCTGGGTAGACTAAGCCTTTAGAAGGCAGCTCAACCATTTCTGTTGGCATACTAAACTTGTTTTCCATAGATAATTTTTGTTATAACATTTTATTTGTTGTATATAAATATATAAAGAAAAAAGAAGCTCGCGAAAAACGCGAGCTCTTTTTATAGTTATTGGGTTTAACTTTTAGTAGTTTAACACGGCGTAGTCAATTGCTAATGTCATTGTGATGTTTATAGCGGTATTTTCAGTATCCCAGTTATATTCACCAAAGTTAGCATCTTTTATAAATGCGCCTTTAAGTATCCATTCTGCTACTACGTCACCTACAGGACCAAGAGCATTGATAGTTAAATCCTTCTTATAGAAGTCTGAGTATCCATCTCTACCTGTTACTGACTCGTGTGATAAGCGAACCCATTCCATAATTGTTTGAGCACCAGATGGTGAAACTGGATCATGAAGTGTCATAGTTACATCACCCCAAACTGTTTTACCTTTTACTTTACGTAAAACGTTAATATGGTTTAATACTACTTCACCTTGAGTCAAATTCACAGCACTTACACCTTTAATAATGTAAGTTGGTATTCCATCAGCGTACAGGATAAATCGGTTAGCCTGTTTTGGTTCAAACGCTGTAAAAAACATTTCATTTGCGTCTATAATTGCCATTTTCTTTTAGTTTTTATTTGTTAATAAATATTTAAACAGTTAACCTTTTATTATGGGAAAACAGCACCTGTTGGAGTAAGGGTGAAGTTCAAGTAAATAAATTCAGCTGTCTTAGTTGGTTGTAAATAAATTTGACCTACTAATTCGTTTCTGTCAATTACAGCTGCGTTATTAATAGAATCATCCATTACTACTTTAAACGCATATAAACCTTGTCTTTGTTGAACTGACTCGAGGTATGGGTTTACTTGTGCTAAGAAACCATTTCTAGTAGCTGCGTTATTTTGTTGGAATACTAATGTGTTAGCTATTTGACCGATTTGTCCCTTAAGAGCAATCATTAAGCGACGAACATTTAAACGATCAAGAGATGAAGCTTTAGTTTGTAATGTTTTTTGACCGTATACTACAACACCTTGTCCAGGGAATGTAGCAATTGGATTTACTTTACCTTGATATAAATTATCACGAGTAGTTTGAGATAATTTAGAGGCAGCTCTAATTACAGTGCTTAATCCGCCTCTACTAATACCAGCTGGAGCAAACCATGGTTCAGCCACACTATCTGTATAAGCGAACACACCTGGAATCATTACTGAAGCTGGGACCCAAACATATTGGTTAGTAGCTGGGTCAATGGTTTGTAACCATGGGTAATAAGCAGCGCCATAAGATGAGTCAATACCAGTGGCAGTAGTAACAACATCAGTAGCTGATGCTGAGTAAGGGCCTAAATCCATTATATACACACTATCACCTCTATCTTCAGTGTTTGAGAGGGCTGTACTCATTGTGGTTCTATGCTGTTGGTAATTTAAACCAGGAGTAACTAACACATTAAACTGATAGTCATTAGCACTAGCTAACAACTGCATTGAAGCTGTGTAAGAATTAGCGTTAACACCTTGAATATTAGTTCCATTAGCTTGATCATAGAATGCAGCACCTGCTATTAAAGAACCAGTACCACCATTAAATGAACCAGTAGTATTAGTACCAGTAGCAATTGGAATAGAAGCAGTATAAGCTGAGTTAGCAACACCACCTACTAAGTATTGTGGGGTTGGTTTAAGTACTTGATTTACTCTTACATATCTTGATCTGTTTGGATAAGTACCAGTAACTTGTAAATTAGCTTCACCATCTAAAGTAGTTTGAGTAAATTTGTAATCACCAATTCTTCTAGCTACATAATTATCATCTAATGGATCCATTGATAACCCAGTGTATGTTTCTAAAATAGCTGGGTTTCTATCATCATCATTACCTCTACGAATATATAAATTGAATGTACCAGAGGCTGTATTTGGAGATACAATTTGGAAACGAACACTATGGATTGATGCTGAACCAACAGTATTAAAAGCATTATTAGAATCAACTGTAGTTCCAGTGTTCATGTTAGCACCTTCAGAAATAGTAGTTAAAGTAAATGCTACACCAACACTACCAGAAATTGAAGCAGTTGCTGGGGCATAAGTGCCTGATACTATACGAGTTACTAATAATGACTGGCCACCATTTTGGAAATAGTTGTAAGCTGTTATAGAAGTGAAATAAGAATAAGAGCCTGAATTTGCTACAACCTCAGTTTCACCAAAACGGTTAACAAAGTCAGTATATGAAGTAACAGTTACAGGTATACCAACTGGGCCTTTAACTGTGGGGCCTATAATAGCCGCACCAATTACGGGCGGCTGCTCAGCTATAAATGAGGCATCTATCTCTCTTGATAAGACACCGGGGGATAATAAAATTTCTGCCATGTTATTTGTTTAATTAAATTGTTTTTTAATTGGGGTTTGATGATAAATATCTTAAAAAGTCTCGAAAAATTAGG